TAAAGTTGTATGGAGTAAAATAATAAAATGGCACAAGAAACGTTAAAAATTACGATAACCGCAGACAATCAACAAGCGGTTAAAAATATACAAGAAACAGTTACCGCAACAACAAAGTTAGGTACTGCGTTTAAAACGTTGCCAAATACAAGCAATCAAGCAACAAATGCTTTAACTAATTTATCAAGGGTTGCACAGGATGCTCCTTATGGATTTATAGGTATTGCGAATAACTTAAACCCATTATTAGAATCGTTTCAAAGATTAAAAGTTGAGGCTGGTAGTACAGGTGGTGCATTAAAAGCAATGGGAGCAGGTTTAATGGGTCCAGCAGGTATTGGTTTAGCTTTAGGTGCGGTTTCATCTATCTTAGTTGCATTTGGTCCTAAAATAGCAGATTTTATAAAGGGAACAAATAAAGCATCTGAAGCAGAAATTAAATTTGCAGAAAGTCTAAACAATGCTAAAGCTGAAGCAACAGAAACAGGCATTAGATTACAAGCATATTTAAGTATAAGTGAAAATGCGAATGTCAGTGAAGAAAAAAGAGCTGAAGCATTTAGGGCGGTTGTAAATGAATTAGCTAAAGTAAACAAGGCTTATGCAGCAACAATCACAACTGTTGACCAAGCAAGAATAGCAGTTGATTTATATACAAAATCATTAGTGAATCAAGCTATTGCATCAAAGTATATTGATGAAATTGCAAATAAAACTATTGCTTTAGCTGAAGCAAATAAGAAAATATTACAAACAGGTAGAGATTATTATGCAAATTTAGAAAAACAAAAACAAGCATATCAAGGTGTAACTGGTGTTGCAATTAGTTATCAACTTGCAATTAATGATGCAAAAAATGCAAATAAAGAAGCCAGAATAGAAGCACAAGGATTAAAGAATGAAATTATTGATTTTAATAATCAACTATTAAATACATTAACTTTAAATACAACAAATCCTTTTGATAAATTAGATAAAGGTGCAAAAGATTTAGCTAAATCAACAAAAGAAGCTGCGGATAATATACAAAGAATTGGAGGTCAAGCAAGAGGAATTACTCCCAATATGACTGCGCCTGTATTAATGCAAAGAGGTCCAGCACCAGCAATAGGTCCATCGCCAACAAATGCACCTTTAGGTGGCAGAACAAGTGGGTTTAATGCAATAGTACAATCAAGAGATACTTTAGAAGCTACACAAGCATTGAAAGGATATAATATGCAATTACAGTTGGCTAATAACATATCCGATGTAATAACTCCAGCATTTCAATCTATGTTTCAAGCTATGGCAAATGGTGAAAGTATTAGTGAGGCATTATCTGAATCGTTTAAACAATTAGTAGTACAATTAACAACAATGATTATTAAGGCTTTAGTATTTAAAGCAATTATGAGTGCATTGGGAGTACCAACATTAGGCGGTGGTGGTGGTGGTGGATTTAGTAACTTTAGCCCATTGGGTGCTGCTCAAGATACTGGTAATTTTGTATTAAAAGGAAATGATTTGATATTAGCAATTAATCGTTCTAACTCGGCTTTAAACTTAAGGAGAGGTGTTTAATTATGGCATATAATTTAAAATACAGAGTAACAAGCGCAACGCAAAATAATACTATTTCAGTAGTTGAAATGTATATTGATGAAGCAGTTGCAAGTGTAATTGATTATGATGGGGTTAGTATTCAGTTACAATATATTCCAAGGTCAGATGATATTTACGAGCCAATTTATGCAAGTCAATTATCTATTGCTATTGATGTAACTGATGACCAAAACAATTTACCGAACTTTGTTACTTTAAACGATAGAAAGTATTTAGTAAAGTTAAAGATTGACGGAGTTGTAAAATGGACAGGATGGGCTTTAAGTGATAATGTTCAATACTCGTTTACAACAGGTAGAAAGGAATTAAGTTTTGATGCAATTGATGGTTTAGGTATATTAGATTATTTCCCTTATCCTTTCGTAGAAACTGGTATTGTAGCAAAATTTACTCCAGTTAAAATATTAGATTTTTTCACTACTTGTTTAAATCAAATAGGTTATCCAAGTGGGTTAAATATATATACAGTTTGTTCTTACTATTCTCAATATATGAATAATAGGAACGTAAATACTTATGACGAACCTTTTAATCAAGGATATTTAAGACCTAACTATTTTCTAAATAGTGATGGCAGTTATGAAAGTTGTTTACAAGTATTATCTAAAATATGTAAGTCTTTTGGTTGTAGAATATATCAAGCAAACAACAAATGGAATATAGTAGCAATAAATGAAATTGCTTCTAATGATTATTTTTATACAGAATATTTAGCAAATGGTACTTATTCAAGTACAGGTATTGCTTCGGTAATTAATATAGTTGAATCATACAATGGTAATACAAGCGGATTATACTTTGTAGATAATTCACAAGTAAAGATATTTAAGAAAGGGTACAACAATTTTGTGCAAAACTATAATTTAGAATATTCGCCTAATTATATTGGTAACAATAATCTAAAAACACAAGTCGCTGGAGTACCTGTTTTATGGACTACTTATACACAAGGAACAGGTGGTAGTGTTACATTAATAACTAAAACATACGAATCAAGCGATAGATATCAATTGATTACAGGTGTAAATGCTGGTCCAGTAAAAGGTTACACATACATATCTGCAACTGTTTCTTCTGGTTTACAAGGGGATACTTTAACTTATTCCAATGCATTTTATGACCAAGAATTAGCTAAAAAAAGAGGTCGTTTAATTATACAAGTAACAGGAACAGGTAGTGGTGCGCCATCTTATTATTTTAACGTTGATAAATTATGGCAAGATGCAACTACTGCACCTTTTGACAATTATTATTTAATAGATGAGGTTGATGAGAATGTAATCAATAACTTTTCTATAACTACAACACCATTGCCGATAAGTGGAACGATTACTTTGAGATTAGAAATATTTGATAATGCAAGTTGTTCTACTTCAATAACTGTTGGGGATTTTGTTTTATCTTTTGAATCTCCTATATCAATAATTAAAACTACTTCAATATTAGATTCAAATAATCAATATACTTTAGAATTAGATTTGCCATTTGGCTATCCTATTTATAGTGGTGATGGAATTAATAGACAACTATCTAATCCAGCTTTGGGTAATATTTTAGTATTAAATAATACTGTTTTTGTGTCTGCAACAGGTTGGTATAAATTTGGTGTAAGTGGAACTTTTCAAGGATTATCACAATTGATAATGAAAGAATATATAAATGCTTATAGAAGGAATCTTATAAATATTGATTCTACCATATTTGGTTTAGAAAATGCTGAAGGTACATTTAACGCTGGTTCGGTAATTCAATTTACGGATACTGACCCAAGTCAAATAAACGTATCTGAAAAGTATTATATGACTGGCAATATGTCTATAAACATAGTTTCTGGTGAAATACAATCAACAGTTTTGGATATTTCTAATGTTGAAATAGAGAGCAATATTTTAACTATTTATACATTAGATGGGATAAATTATAATTAAAGGTTAAATTTGTAATATGGCAGCAGTAATAGGAAATAACGTAATGCTTTATTGGCATAGAACAGATGTTGACCCAGAGGTTGATGTCGCTTTTGCGTGTAGTACAAATTGTACGTTTAATGTAAACGTAGACCAAAAAGAGGTAACAAGTCAATCAAGTGCTTGGTTTAGAGAATATAAAAATGATGTGGCTACTTGGAATGTAACTTGTGATGGATTGATTACTTTGACTGGCTTTTCTTATTTGTTTATGCTTGAAAAGCAGTTAGCAAGAGAACCAATAGAGATTAAGTTTGTAGTGGATAACGGAGTTGATGGTTTAACAATTATTAACGGAACTTGTAATATATCAAGTTTAGCAATAAACGCACCACAAAAGGATGTGGCTACTTACAATATTAGCCTACAAGGTACAGGTGCATACAATACAACAGGAACGGAGGTTGACCCAAGCGGTGTGATTATAGTAGGTTCAAACCCTGTTAAGACAAAAGGTTACACGGCAAGTGGTGGAGAAACTTCAATTACATTTGCGGACACAATCGGTTATGCTTGTCTTTACGTTTCAAGAGGTGGTGTGGATGCACAAAACATTTTAACAACAGGAACTCCAACTGGGGATGATGTGAAGTTTGTGAGTGCAACTGGTGTTCTTACTTTTGGTAGAGCATTAGCATCTGGAGAATATATTAGAGGATTATTTCAATAAAATATTATGAGTCAATTACAAGTAACAGGCGAAGCAAAGATTAGGGATATACAAGGTCCAGTAGTGGCTAATGATGGTGTTATAACCGCTTTAGATGGTGCTGCTTCTCAATATGTACGAGGGGATGGTACATTAGCGGATTTTCCAACATCAAGTGGTGGTGGAAGTTCGGTTAGTTACTATCTTAACTCAAGTGTTTCACAAGGTACAATAGGTGGGGTAGCTTATAGAGAATTAAGTAAAGACCCAATTACTGGTGCTGGAACTGACATTGCTATTTCTTCTAATGGATATGTGGCGAATTACATTACTGATGTTAATGACCCAGATGTAGTATTGATTCCTGGCGGTAACTTTAATTGTGAGTTTTATTTTAGCGTAAACAATAACACAGGCAATCCTTTTTTCTATGCTGAACTTTATAAGTACGATGGTACTACTTTTACTTTATTAGGTTCAAGCGTTGGAGTTCCAGAGTATATTACTCAAGGAACTACGATAGCACCATACTATTTCGCTATTCCTGTGGCTACTGCTACATTAGCTTTAACGGATAGATTAGCAATTAGAATCTATGTAAACGTAAGTGGTAGAACAGTTACTTTACATACCGAGAATGGACATTTGTGTCAAGTTGTAACTACCTTGTCTAAGGGGATGGTTTCTTTAAATAACTTAACTGACCAATCACAATTTTTAGCGGTTGGAACAAGCGGAACAAACTTTGCTATCGTTTCAAGTGGTGATACTCATACTTTTAACCTACCTATTGCTTCGGCTACAAATACAGGTAAATTGAGTTCAACGGATTGGAGTACGTTTAATGGTAAAGTACCTTACACAGGAGCAACTGCTGATGTTGACTTAGGCAATAATAAATTAATATCAAATAATATATTAATTAATAATGGAACATCGGGAAATGGTAATTTAACTTTTGAACAATCAGCATCTTGGTTATTACCTCAAAATGGATTTAGTTCAATTGATGCATTAAATAGCGATTTTGTTTTTGGAGTTGGAGTATCTACATCTCCTTATTATTATAAATACTTTAAACTTGATACAAGCGTTTTAGCCAATAATACATTAAGAACTTATACTCTACCTGATATTAATGGTACTTTAGCATTACTTGAAGGAAGCCAAACGTTTAGTGGTTCAAAGACATTTAGTAATAGTGCAAAATTTACAAGTTTAGTTTTTGTTGATAGACAAATTAATATATCTAAAACTCCAAGTTTAGTTGCTTATACAGGTGGTTACATTACAAACTATGGAACAACAAGTGGAATTATCTATGCAGATGGTGATACAAGCAATTTAAGTACACTAAACTTTAATTTTGGAGGTAATTACACTTACACATTCCCTGCTGCAGATGGTACAATAGCATTGACAAGTAATATCAATTATCCTGTTACAAGTGTTTTTGGTAGAACAGGTGCAGTTGTAGCGGTTAGTGGCGATTACAATACAAGTCAAGTAACTGAAAATACAAACCTTTACTTTACGGATGCAAGAGCAAGAGCAACTTTAAGTTTTACGGCTGGTAGTGGTGCTTATAACTCTACAACAGGAGTTATAACGATTCCAACTAATAATAATCAAATTACTAACGGAGCAGGATATATTACAAGTTCTGCATTGAGTGGATACCTACCTTTAACTGGTGGTACGCTTACTGGTGCTTTAAGTGGTACTACTGCAACTTTTAGTGGTACAGTTTCGTCTATTGTAACAAGTGGTGGTACATCATTTAGAGTTGTAAACTCTGTTAATTCAAGAGCTTGGAGTTTAGTGCCATCAACTAATGGGGCTGAATCTGATTTATGGCTTTATTATGGAGGAACAGGTACTGGAACTAAGGTATCATTTGTAAATAATGGAAATGTATTAATAGGTTCTACAACAGATAGTGGTGAGTTGCTACAAGTCAATGGCACATCTAAGTTTACTGGTGCTTTAAGTGGTACAAGTGCTATGTTTAGTTCAAGTTTAATAGTTGGCTCAACACCTATTCTTTATGGTAATGTTGCTATAAAGTCAAATAGTGCAACAAGTTATTTTGGACTTAATGTTATTGCTAATGGTAACAATAATTTTATTGCATTAAACCATACTGGGACTGCTGGTGTTATTGAAACAGAGTTTAGCACTGGTGGTAGTCATACTCCTTTACATTTTGTAACTGGTGGTGCTACAAGACTTACAATAGCTTCTACTGGTGCTGCTACATTCTCAAGTAGTGTAACTGCAGGTGGTGAAATAGGAATTAGTGGCAATGCTTCAGTTGCATTAAATAGTGTTAGTGGTGTTACTTCTCAACAATTACAATATAGAAATAACGGAACTAATAAATGGCAATTATATTTAGATACATCTAATAATAGCTTTAATATTTTTAATACTGCTCAAAGTGCTAATAACTTCACAATATCAAGCACAGGTGCTGCTACATTCTCAAGTAGTGTAACTGCAAAAGTTGTTGAAGTATTAGCTGGGACATCCGCTGCATTTTCTTTTGCAATAGACCAACAATCAACATTTGCTTTTGGCAGTACAAATGGTAAAAGAGTTGCAGTTATAAGAGATGCAACTTCGGCAGATAACGGATTGCAATTTGGCTATGATACAACAGATAAAACGGGCATTATAGCTGGTGCTGCAACAAGTGCTGGTGTAGGTATTGATTTTTATACTTACAATGGTAGTACTTGGGCTAATAGAATGAGAGTAACTAAAGGTGGTAATGTTGGAATCGGAACGAGTAATCCAACAGGTTTATTGCATATATACGGAACTGACCCTGCATTTAGAATACAGAATAGTGGAACAGGTAATATGCAAATGGGTCAATGGGATGGAACAAATAATAGAATACAAAGTTCAGGTAGAGATTTTTTATTAACTCAAACTGACTCTTTTAATATGTTATTCCATACTAACAGCACCGAACGAATGAGAATCACATCGGGGGGTTTAATGTTATTAGGTGCAACATCTTCTTATACTGACTATGGATTAATACAAATAACTGGAGATAATAAGGGAATTGCAATTAGAGATAGTGATGGTGCATATAGAGCAATTTATAATCAAAGTGGTACTTTATATTTTTGGAATGGAAGTAACGAGGGTTATTTAAGTTCTGCTGGTGCTTGGGTTAATGCTTCAGATGTGTCAATAAAAAAAGATGTTAAAGAAATAGAATATGGCTTAAATGAAGTTTTAAAATTAAAGCCTAAGTCTTACAAAATGATTGATAATGATTTAGCGCAAATAGGATTCATTGCACAAGAAGTGGAAGAAATATTGCCAGAACTTGTTGATGAAAGTAAAAAAGGAATGAAAGGATTGTCTTATGGTCAAATGACTGCGGTATTAGTAAAAGCAATTCAAGAGCTAACACAAAAAGTAAACGAATTAGAAAGTAAAATAAAATAATATGAAATACTGGGTAATAAATCAATTAGACTGCGTTCCACAAGATGGTGATTTAACTGACTTTGTCGTTGTAGCACATTGGTCAAGAATCGCAAATGAAGTAGTAAATGAGAAAGAATACACCGCAAGTGTATATAGCACACAATCATTCTCAAAGGATGATGTTACTAACTTTATCCCTTACGAGGACTTAACCTATGACATTGTTTGTGGTTGGTTAGATGCTTCAATAGATGTTTCAGCTTTAGACCTTAATTTAGACCAACAAATAGAAAATCAAGTTAATCCACCAATTGTGGTACTTCCGTTACCTTTTACAAATCCGTAATTAAATTGAATATTTAACTATATTTGTATATAAAATAAAAACTATGATAACAATTAATCAAGAACAAATCAAGGAATTAGAAGCGTTTATCAACACTATCCCAACTGCTTATGGTTTACCATTATTGCAGTTTTTGGGTAAGTTAGCACAAGAGCAAAATCCACCACAAGAAACAACTGAAGCGTAATGGTACATAATAGCAATCAATCGGACTTATTAACTATTGTTAGCGGAACATCCGCATTTATTAGTGTTGCGAATGTGCAACCCATAGTTTCTTTAATAGCGAGTTTGATTGCTATTATTTCTGGAGTTTTAGCTGCGAGATATTACATAAAAGCGACTAAAAGATTCAAGTAATGAAAGATGTAGTAATCGTTCTATTAACGGCGGTTCTAATCTTTTTTATCGGAAGTGAGGCACGATACACCAAAAGTGAACCTGTAATCGTAACTGACACAGTTTACCAGCAGAAAACTTTTACTAAGTTTATCAAAGGGAAATCTATCCCTTTTGTCATTTTAGACACAATTTATAATATTGATACAACAAGATATTATAAAACTGATACAATTTACATTGTAAAGGATTACAACCAAGTAAAGGTTTATTCCGATACTATGCGCATAGATTCATTAGGATACGCATACATACAAGACACAATCAGTCAAAACAAGATACAAGGAAGGGGATTTAGTGCCAATTTTAACCTTCCTACGATAACAATTACCAAGATATTAGAAACAAAGTCAAAGAACCAGCTTTATTTGGGATTTATAGGCGATTTAAAGCACTCAAACGGACAAATTGGTATTGGTGGCTCAATTGCCCTTAAAACGGCTAAAAACACCTTATATACGGCAACGG